AACATCCTTGAGAAGCGTAAAGGTAAGAAGCTACGTCCTATTGACTGCCTTGACATCATGAACATTATCGGTGCTATTGTCGTTGCTGGTAATGTACGCCGTTCTGCACAGATTGCTATAGGAGACCCTGACGATGTTGAGTATCTACTTGCTAAGCGCTGGGACATGGGGAATATTCCTTCTTGGAGAGCTATGTCTAATAATTCTGTTGTTTGCAGCGATACTAAGGACTTACACGAATACTTCTGGGACGGATACGAAGGCAAAGGGGAGCCTTATGGACTTATCAATCTTAAACTCTCCCGTAAAATTGGTAGACTTGGTGAGACTGATTATCCTGATCCTGATGTTATGGGTTATAATCCATGCGCTGAACAGTCTTTGGCTGCTTATGAAACTTGTTGTTTAGCAGAAGTATATCTTCCTAACATCGAGAGCAAAGAACAGCTATTAGATGTTTGCCAATTACTGTACCGCATCAACAAGCATAGTCTTGCACTGCCTTGTCACCTGAAAGAAACAGAAGACATCGTGCATAAGAACATGAGAATGGGTATTGGTGTTACAGGTGTGCTACAGGCAACAGAAGAGCAACGTAGTTGGTTAAATGATACCTATCGCCGACTTCGTGAGTTTGACTTTAAGTACAGTCATGAGCATGGCTTCCCTGAATCGATTAAGCTCACCACTGTAAAACCAAGTGGGACTTTGTCGTTGCTTCCGGGTGTTACTTCAGGATGTCATCCAGCATATTCTCGTCACATGATCCGTCGTATTCGTATCGCTGCAGATCATGCGTTGGTACAAGTATGTCGTGAGCATGGCTATCCTGTGGAGTATCAGCGTAACTTCGATGGTTCTGAGGATCACAGCACAATGGTTGTATCATTCCCATTCGCTTATCCTGAAGGTACAAAGATTGCTGCTGAGATGACCGCTATTGATCAATTAGAGTTAGTGAAATGGCTACAGGCTAACTGGTCAGACAATAGCGTATCCTGTACTGTGTACTATCGTAAGGAAGAATTGCCTGAGATTCAGAAGTATCTAGCAAAGAACTACAAGAACAATCACAAGTCCTTGTCATTCTTGCTACACAATGAACACGGCTTTCACCAAGCGCCTTTGGAGGAAATCACGAAAGAGCAGTATGATGCACTTGTGGCTTCTACACGATTAATTACACACGTTGATGAAGCTAGTTTTGATGGTGGCGACGAGTGTGCCAGCGGAGCTTGCCCAGTCAAATGATAATAAACCTACACTTTATTACTGGGTTCTGTATAGGGTTTGAGTATGTTCCTAGTTTTGATGACGAGTCTCATTTCGTCATTGATCTAGGGGTTATTAGAATCCTTTTCAGTACTCCTCACGACGACTAAACAGCCCCGCTTCGGCGGGGTTTTTTAAATTTCCCAATAGGGAATATTTGCTTAAAAAGTATGCAAATTTAAGAAAAAGTTACCGATAGGGCAATTTTGTTACAAATTGTATGTAAATATTAATAAGTACCGACATTATGTTACACAAAATTCCTAGTACCAGCTTTATCAATAATTAAGGCTTGTCTACGAGGCTTGTCAGAAGCACCGTTAGGAACGCTTATATGCGTCCAAGAGCCAAATTCTTCGATGATTTGGTCAAAGGGTATATCCGAAGCCAAGCACGCCTCTACGACCTGTTTAGGGGTCATTCCGGGGACTCTGATATCAGCAGCACAACCTAGCCTATGCTGGCTAGTGTCCTTGCTACCGACAGAGTCATTGACTGGTTTAGAGCGAAAGCCTGAATTAATCATGATCGGCTTGCCTAGTAAAGACCTAACTTGCTCAAGCAAGGCTGCCAATCGAGTTAGATTAGCAACCTCACTGGCGTTAGGGGTATTATCTAGGTTCTTACGCTCTGCTACTTCAGAGTGAGTTAACTCTTCTAAGGTAAAGTTATTGCTTAGGTTCATCTTTCTTCGCTTTCATATCCATAATCTTCTCTAGAGTACGACCACCAAAGTATGCACTCATAATAAGCATACCCCACTGACCTAGTAGATTGACATAGGACTCTTTAGCATCGTAGCCAAATGCTGACATCATGGCAAATAAGAAGTATCCTACAAAGATAGCTACTAAAGACATAGGTCGTATATTCTTAGACAACCAAGAGTCACTAGCAAGATCAGCTTTCCAACGATCAGAGATATTGTTTTGCTCATTCATATCAGCGTTTAACTCAGCGAGTCTGCCTTCTTGTTGCATCTGTAGCAACTCTTTCTGAGCCTTTGCCTTAGCTTCTGGATCAGGAATGAACTTATCTAGGACTTTCATCCCAACGTCTACTAGCGCCATTAATGGAATCATTGTTTATACCCCCAAGTTAAATACCAAGCAATGACCGCAGCCACTGCATAGCACATGAACATTGCTCTACGACTCTTTGCCAAATCTTCTTTAAACTCTCTAGTAAGTTCATTATCTTGTTTCTCTATCTTTTGTTTAATGGATTCAATTTCATTCCAGCGTTTAGTTCCATGCTTTTTAATGAAATCAGCTTTGACTTTAGCTTCCTCGATACGGATGGTTTCTTGACGTTGCCATTCCATCAATGCTCTCTTGAAGTACTGCTCTTTAAAGACCTGTGCTTCTCTTATCTGTCTTTTACGCTCTAGGTCTTTCTGCTGTGCTGCTGCTCCAGCGTCCTTCTGTACATCGGTAATGCTCTTAGTGATGGACTTACTAGCCTCACGACTAGCATCCATGCTACTGGTTACAGATTTTGCTCCTTCGATAAAACCAAATTGGTCGGACATAGCTCATAGTCTTATTATTGAGTCTCTGCATCTTCACGCAACATTTGCTGATAAAATTGTGTTCCAGCAGACCCAAACATACCTGTATTATTTTCTAATGCTTTTTTTACAGCCAATCGTGCAGCACTTGGATTTTGCATTAATTGTTTAGCAGCAGCATAAGTCAGACCTGAAGCTGTTAATATAGGAATCGCAATTTGAGGCATAATAAATGTAGTAGCAAAACCAGTAGCCGCTTTAGAAGCTAACATTGCACCTTTTAATAATCCGATAGGTTCTTGTTTACCTAGAATATTTAATGCTTTTTGTGCGGTTTCATTTAACGGACCCTTGCCTCCGCCGGCAGTTAAAATTGTAGCAGCTTGATTAGCTACTGCCTGTGATAATTGTTCTGGATTAAAGATACCACCTTTTACATTGGCTCGTTTAGAAGCATCAGCAAAACTATATAGTTTAGCCCATGCTGTATCTGCTTTAGAAACTAATCCATCTTTGTCAATACGACTAATATACTGATTTAAGTTAGCAAGGGTATCTCCATAAGCAGAGTTTAATCCAATACTATCTCGATCTGATCCTTTGGAATATTTTGTTATTTGTTCTTTAAGGTATTCTTGAATACTCTTAATATCAGTGCCATCTAATTGACCTCCTTTGCCAGTCATACGACCACCAATTTGAGCATTTAAAGTATTTACAAATTGTTTCTGTGCTACGTCAGACATTTCTGTTTTAATCTGATCTAGAATATTTCCCATTGTTTGTTTATATTCGGTATCTAACGAATTTCTACCTAATTTAGTTAATGCATCAGTATAAAAATTAGAAATACGTCTTTGTACTAAACGAACCGTAGCTTGACCGGGAGCAACTGTTTTAGGTAATTCTTGTCCAATAGATGCTAATACTTCATTACCAACAACAGGATTAAATGCTTTATTAATTTTATCTGGCTTTGGACCAAGACCAAAACTTTCAATTTGACGGAATAGCCATCCGGGAGCGCCTTCGTATGCTTGACCGGGAGATATTGGAACACCTTTATCAAGTAATTCTTTAGCTCCTTCTTTTAATTTAGGAACCAAACTAGAAATTAAATTATCTGTCAGTTTACCTAAAACAGCACCGCCGACAGCCTGTTGTGCTTTACCTGCTAAGACATCAAATGTACTCATGTCTTTTTCATCTAATGGTTGAGTAATAGCACCAATTGCTCCTCCGGTGTATCCTCCTCCGGGAATAAATCTATTTAAAGGATTTACAACAGCACCGACTAATTCAGGCACATCAAAACCAGCACCACCTAGTTCTTTACGAGTTTCTTTATATCCTTCTTGCATTGCTTGTGCAACATCACGAGTTTGTGGCGCTAACTGCATAGCAGCAATAGCTGGATTAATAATACCTTTTGCAATACCCTGTGTTGTTCTTGCAACTAACTTTCCTGTTTCTGTTTCAGGAACATCCATACCAAGTTGTTGCGGAGTCATATCTCCATAGCGTTGAGAAATTTCGTTAATTCCTTTTACTTTAGGAACTAAATCCGTATATTTTGGAGATACCAAACCAAGTTGTGTAGAGAAATCTTCAAATGGAATATCATTATAAAACTTTTG